GCTTAGTGATCGACTAGCTCACGCATGGAATGCGTTTTCAAAATCCCCGGACAAGAAGAACTTCACGCCGGAGTACGGTTCGTGGACATTCGGTAATCCAAACCTGAATTACAGACCTGTCGTCGGTGACCAGACAATCGTCACGAGCATCTATAACCAGATTGCTATCGATGTATCGAATGTTCCTATTCGACACGTCAAGACTGACGATAATGGCAACCTCAAGAGCTACTACCGTAGTTATCTTGACGACTGTCTGTCTCTGAGCGCCAACATTGACCAGACCGGTCAGGGTTTCTTCCAGGATTTGGTACTCACGCTCTTCGAAGAGGGCGCTGTAGCGATTGTTCCTGTAGACACTGATGTCAGTCCAGACTTGACTCAGGGCTATGACATCAAGTCTATGCGAGTCGGCACAATCCTGAACTGGTATCCTCGCCATGTCCGAGTTGAGGTCTACAATGACCAGACTGGCCAGCGAGAACAGCTGACTCTCGAGAAGGAGTTTGTCGCTGTTGTGCAGAATCCTCTGTACAGTGTGATGAATGCTCCGAACTCAACGCTGCAGCGACTGACTCAGAAGCTGCATCTGCTTGATGCAATTGACAAGCAGTCCGGATCCGGTAAGCTGGACATCATCATTCAGCTTCCGTACGTCGTCAAGACTGAGCTGAAGAAGCAGCAGGCTGAGGCACGACGAAAGGCCATTGAGGAACAGCTCGCAGGGTCTCAGTACGGTATCGCTTACACCGATGGTGCAGAGCGAATCACCCAGCTGAACCGACCTTCCGAGAACAACCTCATGAGCCAGATTCAGTGGCTCACCACCCAGCTGTACAACCAGCTCGGAATGACCGAGGATGTCTTCACCGGCAAGGCTGATGCTCGACAGATGCTGAACTACCAGAACCGAACGGTTCGTCCAGTTCTGAAAGCGATCACGGATGCCATCACCAGGACTTTCCTCACGAAGACTGCCCGAACGCAGCGACAGCGGATCATGGCGATCGAGGATCCGTTCCTCAACGTCCCGCTGGAGGAGATGTCCAAGCTGGTCGACTCCGTCAAGCGCAATGAGATTGGTACGGCTAATGAGCTTCGACCGAAGTTCGGCTGGGCCCAGTCCGAAGACGAGACGGCAAACCAGTTGGTGAACTCCAACATCAATCCGATGGGCGAGGAACAGCCGCCTGGCGAAGAGCCGGTCGACGACGTCCCTGCATCGGAGGTACCAATTTCCGAACTGATGGAGAGTAGTCAAAATGGCAGTTAAGTGCGATTTCTCTGGCTACGCCACGAAGAACGATGTTCGGTGCTCGGATAACAAGGTCATCCGACACGGGGCATTCGCGGCGTACGACGGGAAGACTGTACCTCTGGTCTGGCAGCACAAGCACGGTGACGTTGAGAACGTCCTCGGGCATGCCGACCTTGAGGTTCGTGAGGACGGCGTCTACGCCTACGCCCACCTCAACAACACCGATCGTGGCCGGACCGCTCGAGAGATGGTCAAGAACGGCGACATCAAGGCGATGAGTATCTACGCCACCCATGTTCGGGCTCGGGGCAATGACGTTGTCCACGGCGAGCTCGTCGAGGTGAGCCTGGTGCTCCGCGGCGCCAACCCGGGTGCCCTCATCGACCAGGTCTCCATCGAGCATGGCGACAACGGCGATGAGATCGAGGCTGTCATCTACACGGATGAGCAGCTGGACTTCGTTTCTCACGGCGATGACTTTGAGGACGAGGATGAGGACTTCGACGCGGAGGAGACGGATGACGTCGAGCACGCTGAGGAGGAGCCGGATGCCGATGAGGCTGAGGGCGACGAGGATGACCCGACACTCGGGGAGATCTTCGAAGGGATGACAGAGGAGCAGAAGACGGCGGTTTACGCCATCGTCGGGCAGCTCGTCGATTCCGTAGATGAAGAGGCGGAGGAGTCTGAGACCGAAGAGGCCGAGGACACCGCCCATTCCGACACAACTGAGGATACTATGGCTCACAAGAACGTGTTTGAGGGCTCCGCTACCACCGAGGAGCTCCCCGTCCTGACTCACGCCCAGGTCGAGACTATCTTCGAGGACGCTCGCTCTAGCGGCTCCCTGAAGGAGGCCATCCTGGCCCACGCCGATGCCTACGGCATCAAGCAGATCGAGACCCTGTTCCCGGATGCAAAGGATCTGTGGACTACTCCGGAGTTCATCAAGCGCAAGACCGATTGGGTCGACTCCGTTGTTGGTGCTGCCAAGCACTCACCCTTCTCCCGAATTCGCACCCGCTTCGCCGACATTACTGCTGATGAGGCCCGTGCCCGGGGTTACATCAAGGGTAATAAGAAGGAAGACGAGGTCTTCACGCTTCTGCAGCGTACCACCTCGCCGACCACCATCTATAAGAAGCAGAGGTTGGATAGGGACGACATCCTGGACATCACTGACTTTGATGTCGTCTCCTGGATCCGCGGTGAGATGAAGATCATGCTTGAGGAGGAGCTCGGTCGAGCCGTCCTCATTGGTGACGGTCGTCCCGTCTCCTCCAAGGACAAGATCAAGGAGGACTGCATCCGCCCGATCTATAAGGAGGACAGCCTCTACGCTCCTCGCGTTGTCCTGGCCAAGGAGACGTCCGTCGACGACATCCTGGACTCCATGGTCCGCGCTCTGGATGACTACGACGGCACTGGTAACCCGACGTGGTTTGCTGATCCTCGTCTCGTCACCGAGATGCTCCTGCTGAAGGACAAGACGGGTCACCGTCAGTTCCGCACCATTGCTGAGCTGGCTGACTACATCGGCGTCTCGAAGATCGTCAAGGTCCCGCTGATGAAGGGTCTCAAGCGCACCTCCGCCAAGAATGGCGAGCTCGAAGCTCTGGGTATCATCGTCAACATGTCCGATTACACCATTGGTGCGGACAAGGGTGGTCAGCTCTTCGCGGCTGAGGACTTCGACATTAGCTTCAACCAGTACCACTACCTGCTGGAGACCCGCCTCTCCGGTGCGCTGACCAAGCCGAAGTCGGCCATCATCGTTGAGCGCAAGGTGGAGTCTGGTAACATCGTCCCGGAGCCGTGATAGATGGCCAAATTCTTCGGTGAGATAGGATTTGCTACACAGGTCCAGACCGAGCCGGGAATTTGGGAAGACAAACCGATCGAGAAGCAGTACTATGGTGATGTGTTTCGTGAAGCACGTCGCTTTGGTAACAGCGATGAGGTTCTGGGGAGTATCAACCTCAGTAACCAGATCAGCATTATCGCTGACGGATTTCTAACGGATAACATCCAGAACCTCAAGTACGTACGCTGGATGGGGGGACTTTGGAAAATCTCCTATGTGGAACTGAAGTTCCCCCGTCTGGTTCTCGAGTTGACGGGGGTGTATAATGGACCGACGGCTAACTCTCCATGAGAAGCTGGTAGAGATCCTCGGGTCGGACAAGGTCTATTACCAACCACTCCCGTCACTGAAGCTCTCGTATCCGTGCATCGTATACGAGCGGCATCCGGGTGATCCGATGTACGCGGACAACATCAAGTATATCAAAGCAAACAGGTTTCAGGTTACTCTGATTGCCCGTCATCCCGAGGACCCGACACGAACGAAGATCGAGGACCTTTTGTTCAGCCGCCATGAGTCTCGACTCGTAGCGGATAACCTCTATCACGACATCTTCGACATCTACTATTAGGAGATAACATGGCAGCTCTCACTTGGGATAAGACCGGTGAGCGCCGTATTGAGACTGGTGTCGACCACTGTGCACTCTATGTGTATGACCCGACCCAGAAGACCTACGGCAAGGGCGTTGCTTGGAATGGTATCACCGCCATCTCCGAGAAGCCCGAGGGCGCCGAGGCTACTGACCTCTACGCCGACAACATTCTGTACCTCTCGATGCTCTCGGCCGAGAAGCTGAAGGCCACAATTGAGGCCTACACTTATCCCGATGAGTTCGAGAAGTGCGACGGCTCTGCTGAGCTCACCAAGGGCGTCAAGATCGGTCAGCAGGACCGACTCGCCTTTGGTCTCGTCTACCGCACTAAGATCGGTGACGACGTGGCTGGCCAGGACAAGGGCTACAAGCTCCACATCCTGTACGGCTGCAAGGCCTCTCCTTCTGAGAAGGGTTACAAGACCGTCAACGACTCTCCCGAGGCGATCTCCTTCTCCTGGGAGCTGTCCACCACGCCGGTCAACGTGTCTGGCGCCAAGCCAACCTCCCTGCTGACCATCTCGTCTCTGGACGTCGACGCCGGTAAGCTGAAGACCCTTGAGGCTAAGCTGTTCGGTTCCGACACCGCTCAGGGTGGAGGCGGGGCTCTCGAGCCCAAGCTCCTCCTGCCGGACGAGATCAAGGCCCACTTCGCAGGCTGATATACCACACCGGGGGCTCAGAGACCTAGACTCCTGGGCCCTCGGTGCCTGCAATGCTTATAGTTTCTATCCCGGATCTCGACGGGTTCGACGAGGAGACAGGCACCTTTGTCTCCATGCCTGGCGGAATCCTGCACCTGGAGCACAACCTGGTCGCGCTGTCAAAATGGGAGTCAATTACCCATAAACACCTCATCGGTAATGACAAAGTCACCGCTGAGGAGATGGCCCTATACATCAAGTGTATGATCACGGATGAAGAGTATGACTCGTCGCTCCTGGATAGGATCCCCCCATCTGAGGTCGATCGAATTAGCGCCTACATGGGCGACACGATGACCGCAACTACCGTCCGTGAGTCGGGTGGAGAGTCTGGATCTGGAGAGTACACCTCTTCCGAGCTCATCTACTACTGGATGATCGCTTGCCAGATCCCATTCGAGTGTGAGACATGGCACATCAACCGACTACTCACACTCATTCGGGTCTGCAACCAAAAGAATCAGCCCGATAAGAAGATGTCCCAGTCCGAGATTATGGAACGGAACCGGGAACTCAACAGGGCCAGGCGAGCAAAGCTTGGCTCGAAGGGATAACAATGATCAGTCACGAAGACATTCCCGAGGAGGCGCTTGCTCCGCAGGCCCATATCGGAACTGATCCCATGGAAGACAAGGACATTCACGTGTCCCAGACTACTGAGGTGATGAAGTGAGCGTCGCAGATCAGGTACTCGCTCGTGCCGCAGCGAGGATTGGTTACTATGCACCCGATGACCCTCAGCCCGGATCCGAAGCTGGCCGATACTGGGCAGCTCGAACTGGTCAGCAGTGGCTTGCTGGACCGTCCGACTC